AGAATTTCACACAGATTACCGCCGAGGGTGGTCTGTGGGATGCAAGTGCGAAGATATTCTCCCAAGTGCCGGATGCACAGCAGAGAAAGACACCGAAGTTGCATTGGAAGTTCAATGCAGGAGCGAAGTTGACCTTTGCTCATTTGGATAGAGAGGAAGATTTACAGGCGTGGCAGGGTACAGAAATTGCGTACCTTGCATTTGATGAGTTGACGCATTTCACAAAGCATCAGTTCCTGTATATGCTATCCCGAAACCGAAGCACCTGCGGCATCAAGCCGTATGTGCGAGCCACCTGTAACCCCGACTCAGATAGTTGGGTGGCAGATTTCATATCATGGTGGATAGACCAAGATACCGGATACCCTATTCGAGAACGAAGCGGAGTCATCCGGTATATGTGCGTCCTCAATGATGTCATCTATTGGGGAGACTCGCCGCAGGACTTGGCGGAGAAACACGGAATCAAGCCGGAGGAATGTAAGTCAGTCACATTCATTGCGAGCCGACTGGAAGATAACAAAATCCTCATGCAGTCCGACCCATCGTACCTGTCAAACTTGAAAGCCATGACAGAGGTTGATATGGAACGACTGCTCTATGGTAACTGGAAGATTAAGGCACAGGCAGGAAGATATTTCAAGAGGACACAAATTCCTATTGACGGCTATCTCGAAAGGATACCGGACGATGTGGTTTATTGGTGCCGTGCTTGGGATTTAGCTGCCACAGATGAAGATGAGAATGGCGATGCCGACTACACCGCAGGAGTTCTCATTGGACGCAGGAAGAACGGCAGGTTCATTGTTGCAGATGTCATCAACCGTCAGATTAAGGCGGGGGATGTGGAAAGTCTCATTATGATGACTTCCATGTCCGACCGAAAGAAATACGGATACAACTACAAGGTCAGAATACCTCAAGACCCGGGAGCGGCAGGAAAGATTGTTGCGAAGCAGTATCTCAACAGTCTGTCCGGCTTCGATGTTAAGGCACAGCCTGTATCCGGAAGCAAGGAACTGAGAGCCACACCATTCGCTGCACAATGGCAGAATGGTTTTGTCGATGTTCTGATAGCACCTTGGAATGAAGAGTATTTCAGTCAGATGGAGTCATTTCCGGAGTCGAAGCACGATGATATGGTCGATGCTTCCTCAGATGCTTTCAATGAATTGACCGACAGCACATTTGATATTGATGCACTCCTGTAAGGAGAGGCACTCATATAAAGGCAGAAACGAAGCCTGCTTGCAGGGATAACAAATTCTCCATCGGAAGATGCAAAAAGGCAGCACAGGGCGGCAACAAAGCCAAACAGGATATTATGAAGCACAATCACAGTCTGAATTTACAGGCTGTTTTTTGTTGCAGAAAGGAGAACAGACAAGTGGATGAACAGCAGAAAGCCAAACTCGACCAAATGAATAAGTTGAGGCGAGGAGCGGCAATCATCGAAGGAACTCAAGACAAGTTCCGGCAGGACGGATACACGAACCTGCTTAATAAGTATGGCACAGCACAGGATAACTCGACTGCATACACCTACGAGCAGGAACCTGTGGTATCGGACCTCGAACTCATTCGATTGTATGAGGGAAACGGTCTGTTCACTAAGATAATCGACCGACCATCCGAAGAGGCTGTGAAGCATGGATTTGACATCGACTATGGAGACGAAGATATTACCGAGTATGTCGATAAGCGACTGGATGATTTGGACTTCGAGGATAAATTTGCAACGGCAGAGAAGTGGGCGAGACTCTACGGAGGTTCGCTCATTGTTATGTTATGCGATGACGGAGGCGGACTCGAGGAACCCTTGAATTGGGATAAGGTCACGACCATCGAAGAACTGAGAGTGTTTGAAAGGGCGGTCATACAGGAAGATTACACGACCATGTACAACTTCCATTTTTTCGACACGATGCACAGCGACAAGCCATTCGGACAGCCGGAGTATTATCACATCTATTCGATGTATGGATATTTCACGGTGCATTACTCAAGATGCTTGGTATTCAGAAACGGCAGACTTCCGGAGCAGACAACCAATTCCATATACAGATATTGGGGAATGCCGGAATATGTCAAGATTAAGCGGGCGTTGCGAGAGTGCATCACATCTCACTCGAATGGCACTAAGTTACTGGAAAGGTCAGTACAGGCAATCTACAAGATGAAGAACCTTGCCAACCTACTCAGTACGGAAGATGGAGAAAACAAAGTTCTCCAAAGATTACAGGTTATTGATATGGCACGAGGCATCCTCAACTCAATGGCGATTGACGCTGAGGGAGAGGACTATGACTTCAAGACATTGCAGATGTCGGGAGTAAAGGATGTCATTGATACGACCTGCAATATGCTTTCGGCAGTAACGAATATTCCACAGACCATATTGTTCGGTCGCTCCCCGGCAGGAATGAATGCCACAGGAGACAGCGACCTCGAGAACTACTACAACATGGTTGAGAATATTCAGAAGCAGAACATGAAAGCCAACGCCCGAACAGTAATCGACCTCATCCTCAAACAGGGATTGATTGAGGGAAAGATACCAGAAATTCCTAAGTACAAGATGAAGTTCGCTGCACTGTGGTCCTTGTCCGACACGGAACAGGCAGACATCGCTCAGAAGAAAGCAGCCACCGAACAGACTAAGGCTCAGACAGCACAAGTTTACATCGACTCCGGTGTGCTTGACCCGTCAGAGGTTAGAAGCTCCCTTGCAACTGAGGGAGAGTTCGACATCGAGGAAGTCATCACAGAAGATGACCTCAATCTGCCGGAAGATACATTCTCCCCGACAGAAATGTCGGGAACATCCGAGAACGATGACTTCGATTTGCAGTTTAAGAGCGAAGCGGAGGATGGCACAGATTATGGAGGAGCCGCAGTCCTCGTTATCAAGAATGGCAAAATCCTATGTGCAAGCCGCAGGTCATCGGAAGGCATCTGCGGACCGGGCGGTCACATTGAGGACGGAGAAACGCCCGAGGAGGCAGCACTCAGAGAGGCACAGGAGGAGTTTAATATTGTTCCCCTAAACATTCTACCTTTGGGAGTTTATAAAAGCAGAACAGGCTCATATTGCGATTCTATGATATATTTCACAGACCAATTCACAGGAACTCCGGAAGCAGATGGGGTTGAGATGCTGAATGAGAGATGGTTGTCACTGGAAGAGTTAAAGGGCAAGTTCCTGTTTCCTCCATTCGAAGAGTCGCTCAAGATGCTCGAGGATTTGCTCGGGCGATAAGGAGGCGGTTTTGTGGATGAGGAAGTAATCAGAAAGCATACAATCCGAAAGGTTGGCAGGAAGTTCTACGGACACGACAGCCTGTATAGCAAGTACACACCTCAGATACCGGAAGCGGCAGAGCGTGAGTATATGCGGATGACAAATGAATATATGCGGCTCCTCAAGGAAGAACTGGAAGAAAATCTTCCGGAACTCAAGGAGTCGTACAAAGCAAACAGAGATGAATTGGTGGCTGACAACCGGAGAATGGATGCAGCCACTGATTTAATGTTAAAGGTCAACGAACTGTTCACAAGGATGAAATCAAACTTGTTGAAAAAGACGGTTGGATTTGGTCTGAGGAGGAGACTTGAGTCACTGGCTCATCTCAACAGGAAGTTGACTGTCAAGGAGTGGAAGCGAGCAATCAAAGCTACTCTCGGTATCGACATCAGAGAGGACTATTACCTCGGGGAGTTCTATTCGGAGCAGTTACTGGAATGGGTCAAGCAGAATGTAGGCCTCATCTCCACCATTCCGGAAGATACTCTCGACAAGATGAAAGATATTGTCTATGACGGCTACACGAATGGCAGGACCACAACCCGAATGGTTAAGGATATTCAGAGGGTGTACCGGATAAGCAAGCGGCACGCCACTCTGATTGCCCGAGACCAAACTGCCAAACTCAACGGACAGATACAACGGTATCAGCAAATGGACGCAGGCATCACGGAGTATATATGGTGTACCTGCGGAGACGAGCGTGTCCGAGAAAGCCACAGGTCCTTGAACGGCAAGAAGTTCAGTTGGAGTTCTGCTCCTACAAATTCAGACGGTCGCTCGTGCCACCCGGGAGAAGATTACCAGTGCCGATGTATCGGCAGACCTGTATTCAACAAGAACACGCTGAACCTTCCGGTGGATGACAGCGTGAATATCACTATCAAGTAGATTGGAGGTAGAGAACATGGATGAAGCAATCAGAAACCTGTGCCTTGCACTGAAAGACGAGGCAGATACAGTCATCGGATGCACAGATAAATTGGCATCACTGCCGGATGGTTCCAACAAAGCGGCTCAGACTCTCGATATGATAAGA